ACCTCGCGATCGACGTGCGCCTGCCGTGCGACGTGCGCATCCTCGCGCGGCTTGCGAAGAGCCTCCCGCACTGCGGCTGCGGCGCGAAGCTCGCCATCGCCACGGAGCCGTCGTGACCGCTCCCGTCGAGTCCCCCGAGCTCGTGGCCGTGCCCGTCCTCGCGCTCTGCGGCCACTGCGAGATCACCCGCGCGTTCCGTCGGGGGCTCTGCCGTTCCTGCTACCGCAAGCTGCGCGAGGCCGGGTGCCCGCTCCCGCCCGCCTCGCTCCCGGGACCCGAGGGGACGCCCGCCCTGGAGCGGTGGGTCCGCTCGCTCCCCGACGACGTGCGGCGGGAGATCGCCGCGCTGCTGATGGAGGATCCGTAATGGCGCAAAATCGCTCGAAATCACCCGCGCCCCGGCCGGAGCCCGGGCCGAAGGACCGACAGACCGCGATGGCGATGCTCGCGGAGGGCTGGCACCTCAACGACGTCGCGTCGATGCTCAAGGTGCAGCGCGCGACCATCCGACGCTGGCGCGACTGCCCCGACGGCCAGCGGATGCTCTCCGAGGCGAAGGACCAACGCGCCGCGGTGTTCGCCGAGGCCGTGACCGACGCCCGCGAGGTGCTCCGCAACGCGGCGACGAAGGCCGCGCACACCCTCGTGGAGAAGCTGCGCGACCCCAAGCCCTTTGAGGCCCTCACTGCCGCGGAGGCCATCCTCGCCCGCGTGGGCCTGCCCCGCGCGTCGAAGATCGAGGCGGACCTGCACGCCGGCGTCGACCTCTCGAAGCTCTCGCCTGCGGAGCTCGACCAGTTCGAGTCCCTCGTCCGCAAGGCGATCGGGGGCCCGACGTGATGACCGCCAGCGTCGCCCCCACGCTCGCGGACATCGACCGCGAGCAGATCCGCCGCAAGGGGTTCAGGGAGTTCGCGCGCCGCGCGTGGCACCTCGTGGAGCCTGCGTCGCCGCTGCGCTGGAACTGGCACCTCGACGTCATCTGCCGCGCGCTGGAACAGGTCGCCCGCCGCGAGGTGCGCGACCTGGTGATCAACGTCCCGCCGGGCATGTCGAAGTCCCTCTTCGTGGACGTGCTCTTCCCCGCGTGGGTCTGGACCCTGCGCGCGGACTACGCGCCAGCGCTCCCCTCGATGCTCTTCGGGCCGGGACACCGCTTCATCACCGCGAGCTACGCCGATGACGTGGTCCTGCGCGACGCCCGCAAGATGCGCACGCTCGTGATGAGCGACTGGTACCGGGCGCGCTGGCCGGGCGTCGAGATCCCCAGCGACGCGTCCGCCTCGAAGGCCGCGTCCATGTTCTACACGACCCGCGGCGGGATGCGCTTCTCGACCACCGTGCGCGGCTCCGTCACCGGCCAGCACTGCGACACGCTCATCGTGGACGATCCGATCGACCCGATGGGCGCCGCGGCCGCGAGCGGGACGGAGCTCGACCTCGTGCTCTCGTGGTGGAACGAGACGATGCAGACGCGCTTTCGCGACCACGCGACGAGCGCGCGCATCCTCGTGATGCAGCGCGTCCACGAGCGCGACCTGTCCGCGGAGATGATCCGCGCGGGCGCGACGACGGTGTGCCTCCCGATGGAGTACGACCCGCACCACCCGCACGTCTGCGCCGAGGACCCGCGCGCCGAGGCGGGCGAGCTGCTCTGCCCCGACCGCTTCCCGCGCGACGTGGTGGAGCGGCTCAAGACCGCCCTCGGCCCCTATGGCGCCGCCGCGCAGCTCAATCAGTCCCCGTCGCCCGCGGGCGGAGGCGTGTTCCGCAAGGAGTGGCTGCAGCGCTACTGGGTCGATCTCCCGCCCGGGGGGAGCTTCGTGCAGTCGTGGGACATGAGCTTCGGGAACACCGTTGGCTCCTCCGATGTGTGCGGGCAGGTCTGGTACCAGCTCGGCGCGGACTTCTATCTCGTCGACCAGGACTCCCAGCAGCGCGACTTCCCCGCGACCCTCGACGCCGTGCGGGCGATGACCGCGCGCTGGCCGAAGGCGCACAAGAAGCTCGTCGAGAAGAAGGCCAACGGCGCCGCGGTGATCGACACTCTCAAGCGCGAGATCCCCGGCCTGGAGCCCATCGAGCCCGAGGGCGGCAAGGTCGCGCGGGCGAACGCCGTCGCGACCTTCTTCGCCTCGGGCAACGTGCTGCTGCCGCACCCGACGCAGGCCGCGTACCCCGACGGCCGGCGCGGCGCGCCGTGGGTGCGCGGGGGCGTCGCAGACCTCACCCGCCCCGCGGGCGCGGGCTCCTACGAGCACGTGCTCCTGGCGTTCCCCAACGGCGCCAAGAAGGACCCCGTCGACTCCACCACGCAGTTTCTCAACCACGCCGCGCCGAGGCTCGCAGAACGCCTGCGCGCCGCGATGGCCAACGTCTTCAAGCCGAAAGGATCGTGACCATGTCCGGACGCATCTCCCGCGCGCTCGCGCGCATCGACTCGTGGCTCAACCTCGTGACCGGCGTCGGTGGAACGAGTGGGAAGGTCGGCGCGTTCGACTTCGCCGCGCGCGCCCGCCTCCCCGACGAGACCCTCCAGGCGCTCTATGAGCAGGACGGGTACGCCGCGCGGATCATCGACTGTGTGCCCGACGAGGCCACGCGGCAGGGGCTCCTCGTGAAGACCAACGACAAGGCCCTCGACGCGCGCGTGGCGGAGGCGCTGGAGGCCCTCGGCGCGCGCGAGAAGCTCACCGAGGCGTGGGTGTGGGGGCGCATCTACGGCGGCGGCGCGGTGTTCATCGGCGCCGACGACGGCCAGGACCCGCGCGAGCCTCTGCACCTCGGCGCGGTGCGCTCCGTGCGCTTCCTGACCGTACTGGAGAAGCGCGACCTCTTCCCCGAGCGATGGGTGACTGACCCGCTGGACGCCAACTTCGGCGACGTGGAGACCTACCGCCTCGTGCGCGCGGGCGGCGGCGGGGGCACCGACAACCGCGTCGTGCACCGCTCGCGGCTCTTGCGGTTCTTCGGCGCGCGCGTCTCGCCGCGGCGCCGCGTGCAGTTCGAGGGCTGGGGTGCCTCGGAGCTGCAGCGCGTCTACGACAAGCTCCAGCAGTTCAACGCCACCTTCGCCGCGGTGGGCGAGCTCCTGCAGGACGGCTCGCAGGGCGTCTTCAAGGTGAAGGACCTCTACAGCCTCATGGCCGAGGACAAGCAGGGCGCGCTCAAGCAGCGCCTGGAGCTGCTCGACATGTCGAAGTCCGTGGCCCGCTCCATCCTCGTCGACGCCGATAGCGAGGAGTACCAGCGCGTGGAGTCCGGCGCGATGTCGGGCTACCCCGACACGATCGACCGCTTCGCGCTGCTGCTGGCCGGGGCCGCGGGGATCCCGGTGACGATCCTGCTCGGGCAGGCGCCGGCGGGCCTGAACGCGACCGGGGACTCCGACATCCGTTGGTTCTACGACCGCGTGCGGACGCAGCAGTCCAACGTGCTCAAGCCGCGGGTCGCCAAGCTCGCGCGGCTGATCGCCGCCGCCGAGGGCGCGCAGGGCGCGACGTGCACGGTGGACTTCCCGCCGCTGTGGCAGGAGTCGCCCGCGGAGCGCGCCGAGCGCCGCTCGAAGGTCGCGACGACGGACGCGCTCTACATCGACAGGGGCGTCGTGACCGCGGAGGAGGTCGCGCTCTCGCGCTTCGGCGCCGACGGATGGAGCGACGAGACCACCGTGGACATCGGCGCGCGCCGCGAGGCCCAGGCCGCGGCCCTCGAAGGCGAGGGCGCGACGCAGACCGACGGGGGCGTGGACCACGAGGCCGTGGCCGCGATCCTCGGGCGCGTCGCCGCGAGGGAGATCCCGCGCACGTCGGGCCTCGCGATGCTCGCGCAGCTCGGGCTCGACCCCGACGCCGCCGAGGCGACGATGGGTGAGACGGGGCGCACGTTCTTCACCGCGCCCGAGAGCACGCACGCCGCGGAGCTCGACGCCGCGCGCGCCCAGGTGGCGCAGCTCACCCGCTCGCGCGACGGCGTGCGCGGGATGCTCTCGCGCGTGCTGGAGCGCAACCGCAACGGCGAACTCGTGGTGGGGCGGCTGATCGCGCGCGCCCCCACCGACACCGAGGAGGGCGACGTGCTCGAAGAGGGCGACACCGTGCCGGCGGATCCGGCGCAGGGAGGCGCGTGATGGCGAGGATCAACGAGACACCCGAGATGACCGCGACGCGGCTGCGCTACGCCGAAGCCGCGAAGGCGTGGGCGGAGGCAGTGCTCGCGAACCCCGAGTGGGAGGCCGCAGGGGACGCGCTCGACTGGCCGATGCGACGCGCGCAGATCGACTACCAGAGGGCGTGCCTCAAGGCTCGCATCGGTGACCTCGCGATGAGGTCCGTAGAGATCACCGCCGACCCGGCGCGTATGACGCCGCTCGTGGTCGACGGCGACGAGGTCCGTCCGGTGCACGGAGGCGTGATCCGTCATGGATGACCGGGACGGCACTCAGCCGACCTTCGCGCAGGCACGCCTCCTCGCGATCGCCCCGGCCATCGTCGGGACCATCGTGCAGGCCGTGTGCGAAGAGGTCCGCGAGCACCTCCAGCGCCGCCGCGAGGCCACGGAGAAGGAGCGCACGCGCTGGAGGCTGGCGTCGTGACTCCTCGCGCCGAGCTCCTCGCGTTCCGCCGCCGCGTCGTCGCCGCGGCCGCGAAGCGCGCGCCCCCGAAGCGCCTGCCGCCCGCGGCCCTCCCGTCGGGCGCGCTGGTCGCGTACACCCGCGCGCTCACCGAGCTCTCCGACGAGATGGACGCCGCGATCCTCGACACCCTCGCCGCGGAGGGCCTCGTGCCGCGCCAGGACGCCGCGGAGGGCGACGCCCCGTCGTCCTCCATCGTCGAGCGCCGCAGCGTCGCGGCGCGCGTGGAACGCGTGGTGAAGCAGGTGCTCAAGAATCGCCAGCTCCTCGTGCGGCTCCAGGAGATCGCCGACGCCACCGCGCGCAGCACACGCACGGAGTGGGCGCGGCAGATGAAGGCCGCGGTGGGCGTGGACCTCCCCGACGCGGAGCCCGCGCTCGCGCCCCTCTTCAAGCGGTTCCGCGCCGAGAACGTGGACCTCATCACGAGCCTCGCGACGGACAAGGTCCAGCGGGTGCGGGCGATCCTCACCGACGCCGGCGCGGGCACGCGCGTCGAGGAGATCGCCAAGGCCATCCGCGAAGGCACCGACGCCACCCGCTCGCGTGCGCGCCTGATCGCCCGCGACCAGGTGCTCAAGCTCAACGCGCAGATCACGCAGGTGCGCCACGAGGCCGCGGGCGTGACGGAGTTCATCTGGCGCACCTCGAAGGACGAGCGCGTGCGCGCGGACCACGAGATCCTCGACGGCAAGCGCTTCCGCTACGACGAGCCGCCCATCGTCGACCGGCGCCGCGGGGATCGCGCCCTGCCCGGCGTGTACTTCCAGTGCCGGTGCATCGCAGAGCCTGTGATCCCAGGCTTTGACGACGCCTGACGCCCTGCCCGTCCCCTAGATGCGTGCCAGACCTGGCTAGCCTCCCGCGCCGCGCGCCGCGCACGCTCGCGTCCGTGGCCGCACGCCGGTTCGACTTCGCGGGTCCCGTTCGGGGTGTCGAGGAGACTCCCCAGGGCGGGCTCCGTGTGTCCGCCGCCGTGAGCAAGGCCGGGGTCCTGCGCTACCGCGACACCGCGGGCAAGGAGTGGGCGGAGCTCGTGCCGCTCGACGAGCTCGCGCGCCCCGAGTCGACCGGCACGCTGCGCGGCGCGACGGTGACCGACCTGCACCCGCAGGGGATGGTCACCGCCGAGACGTACCGGCAGCTCGCGGTGGGCCATGTCCACGACGACGTCGCGATGGACGGGGACTACCTCACTGCGACGCTGACGGTGAACGACGCCGCGGAGTGCGCGCGCATCCGCGCAGGCGAGCGACGCGACGTGAGCGCCGGGTACGAGTGCGACCTCGACGAGACGCCCGGCGTCCACGAGGGCGAGCCGTACGACCGGGTGCAGCGCAACCGCCGGTACAACCACGTCGGCCTCGGGCCGGAGGGATGGGGCCGCGCGGGATCGGATGTCGGGCTGCGCCTCGATGGCGCCGCCCACGAGGTGCGGGCAACCCCCGCAGGAGCGAAGGGCATGAAGAAGATCAAGCTCCGCGGGGTGGAGTACCGCCTCGACGGCGACACCCCCGACACGGACAAGCTCGCGATGGCCGCGGACGAGGTCAACAGGGACCTCCAGAAGAAGGACACGGACATCGCGGGCCTCACCGCGCAGGTCGAGGGGCTCCAGAAGGCGCTCACCGACGCGCTCACCAGCGCCGCCACCCTCGGCGCGCAGGTGCAGGCGCTCCAGGCCGCGCAGCCCGCCGACGCGGGCGAGGGCGAGATGCCCTCCGACGAGGTCCTCGACGCGCACCTCGCGCGCCGCGAGCAGCTCCGCGCCGACGCCGCCGCCGTCCTCGGCGCGGGCTTCGACACGAAGGGCAAGAAGCCCTCGGAGATCAAGCGCGCGGTGGTCGCGAAGGTGCTCCCGGCCGTGAAGCTCGACGGCCTCGACGAGAAGGTCATCGAGGGGATGTTCCGCGGCGCCGTCGCGGGCGCGAGCGCCAACGTCCGCAACGACGCCCTTGCCGCGACGAACAACGCCGCCGCGAACCCGACCACGCGCACCGACGCGGACGATGACCTCGCGGCCGCGCTCAAGAAGCGCACCGCCGAGCGCAGCCTCAAGCCGCTCACGAAGGGGAGCTGATCATGGCCGTCGATCTCACTCAGTACCCGTCTGCCCCCGCGCGCGGCTTCGCCGGCCAGCTCGCGCACCCCGTCGAGGGCGCGCGCGTGCTCTCGGGCGTCGCCCTCGCCGCGCTGCTCTTCGGCGTGGCCGTCCTCGCGGACCGCACCGACGGCACCACGCAGGGCCTGGAGGGCCTTGCCGCGCCCGCCGCCGCGGACGCGGACGGGATCGTCGCCGCGCACGCCACCGCCGCGACCGCCCAGAGCCTGACCGGCGCGAGCCTCGACGGCGCCGTGGGCGCGGGCGAGCTCTGGCCCCCGCGCAACATCACGATGACCCTGTCGTCGCACGCGGACTACAACCTCTCCACCGCGTACGTGCGCGGCCTCGACGAGGACGGCCTGCCGCAGGAGGAGGCGTTCGTCATCCCCGACGCGGGCAACGTCACGCTGACGGGCAACAAGTTTTTCAGCTACGTCACCGAGGTCTACATCCCGGCGCAGGGCGGCACGGGCGGGTCCATCACCGTGGGCTTCGGCTCCAAGCTCGGGCCGCTCGACAAGCACTTCCGCGGGATCACGGTCTACGACAACACCGTCGAGCCCGGCGGCTACGCCCAGGACGACGAGGTGCCCGTCTGCGAGGAGGGCGTGATCTACGTCCAGAGCGAGACCGCCGTGGACCCGCTCAAGCCGGTCTACGTGCGGCTGGTGATCGCGGGCGCTGAGGTCCTCGGGGCCTTCCGCGCGACGGCCGACTCCAACGACCTCGCGCTGCTCAAGAGGGCGCGCTGGACCGAGAAGACCACGGGCGCCGGCATCGCCGGTCTGCGGCTCCTGCCGCGCTGAAGGGGACCACGACGATGAAGCGCAGCGAACGCCTCGACCAGTACAACGCCCTCCTCACGCGCATCGCGACCGAGGGCAACACGCGCATGGACGCCAACGAGACGGCGATCCTCACGCGGCAGCTCCTCGACATCGACGTGCGGCTCTTCGAGGTCCAGTACCCGGAGCTGCGCGGGACCACGCTCGTCCCGATCAAGTCGGACATCGACAAGGGCGCCGAGCAGTACGGCTACGAGGCGCAGGACCACGCGGGCCAGGCGCGCCGCATCGCGAACTGGGCGAAGGACTTCCCCGGCGTCGACGTGCAGAGCGACGAAACCCTCGTGAAGCTCTACTCCTACGGCGACGGCTACGGCTTCACGCTGCAGGACGCCCGCCGCTCGCTGATGTCCGGCCGGTCCATCGAGGACCGCCGCGCCGTCGCCGCGCGCACCGTGCTCGCCCGCAAGCTCGATGACTGCCTCGCCACGGGCGACAGCGACGTCGGCATGACCGGGCTCCTGAACAACGCCTCGGTGCCGACGTTCTCGCCGGTCACGGGCGTGTGGTCCAACGCGGGCACCGACGCCGACGAGATCTCCCAGGACCTCGCGGCGATGCTCTCCGACATCATCGTCGACTCGCGCGGCGCCGAGGCCGCGGACACGATCCTCCTGCCGCCCTCGCTCTTCGGCATCGCGGAGCGCAAGCGCATCGCGAACACCGAGCTCAGCGCGCTGGACTACTTCCGCAAGAAGAACCCGTCCATCGCGATCGAGCAGTGGGAGAAGCTCGAGACCGCGGGCGCCTCCGGCGTGCCGCGCGTCGTCGCGTTCACCCGCAAGCTCGACAAGGTCGCGGGCCTCGT